TCAGCCATTTTTGGCTGGGCGGCTTGAAGCGGTTGCCCCCGCAATCGGAACGATTTTGCCCCCGGTAACCCGCTGGGCGGCCCCGCGGGCGATCATCAGCGCCCGGGCACGCTTCCCGTAGTGCCGCACCATCTCGCTCGACATGCCGAGGATCGAGCCGACCTCTGTGTCGCTGAGCCCGAGCTCCAGCAGGTAGCAGCAGGCGTTCTTGCGCAGTCCGTGGAACGAGAAGGTCGCGTCGGCCGGAATCACCTCACGCGCGACCAAGTCAGCGTGAACTTCCCGAACGGCCTTCATGGCCATCAGATCGCGCAGGCGCGCCTGGATGGCGCCAGTGGTGTTGAACGGCGCTCCGCTGCGCTCGTAGAGCAGCGTGGTCGACCGGCGGGGCAGCTTTTTCAATTCGTCGAGCCAGAAGGGGTGCATTGGGACCGCGACGTCCTTGCCCGTTTTCTTCTGCGCGAATTCCATGATGCCGCCCTCGATCCAGCCGTACTGCATCCTGATGCAATCACTGACCCGCTGCCCGGAACATAGGCCGGTGACGATCGCCAGGCGCGTCATGGGCGTCGCCTCCTCCAGCGCGACGCGCAGCAGATCGGCGGGCCACGGCTCGTGCTCGCCAAGCTCTAGGCGCTTGATCCCCGACGCCGGGTTGTCGGCCCGCATGTCAATGCGGGTGGCATAGGCGAGCAGCGCGCGCATTACGCTGAGCCAGGCGTTGGCCTTGCCCGGGGTGTCAGCCATCCGATCCCGCATGGTGTAAATGTGCATGGGCCGAAGGCCCTTCACGCCGCGCTCGCCGATCTCGGCCACGATCATGTCGAGGTAGCGCATCTGGTTTGTGCGGGTGCTGACCTCGAGTGCCGCAAACTCGGGGTTGCCACGGTAGGCCGCGACCAACGCAGCCATGGTCCCGGGCGCCGGTCCATCCTTCTTCGGCCCCTCCTCCATCAGCCGGCGGTACTCCGCGTGGAAGTCAGGGTTATCGAGATCCGGGAGGCGAATGTATGTGTCCTTCCCGCCGATCTTACGACGGAAGTAGAGCAGGCCCTTCCGCTCCGTCACGTTCTTCAACGAAAGTCGTCCCATGAGGTGTCCCGATCCTGCGCGCCCGCGCGAGGCTGCTTGATCGAGAACTGCTTGGCAATCATGCTGTCCAACTGGACCTTGGCCCACAGAACGTTCGTGCCCTCCTTCACGCCCGTGGCGCCGAACCGGGTGAGGAACGTCGTCTTTGACACGCCCATGTATGCGGCCGCGATCTCGGCCGTCATGCGGGCGGGCCAGTCAGGGAGACGCTCCAGGCGGGCCAGGTTCATGCCGCCAGCCTCCCCTCGCCTTCCACGCGGGCGCGCTCGCGCAGGGCGATCGTCGTGTCGACGAGGAAGTGGATCGACTCCGGACCGGTGCGCTGCTGCCACCAGAGCATGGCCGCGAGCGCGTTCGCTACGTTTTGCGCCTGCAGCCACGGCCGGACGTATTCCACGATGTCATCCTGCAAGGCTTCGCTGAAGGAGCGGCAGCGATCCGACAGCGCCCAGAGCTCGTCCAGGACGTAGTGGCGATACTGCGGCGCGTTGGCGACGAGCGCCCTGTATGCCTTGTCGCGGCGGGCGATGGCGGCCGGCAGCGCCTGGCTGAGCATCGCGAGGATCTCGGCGTCGTCTGCAATGCGCGCCGGGCGCGGCGCGTGGTCGACTACGCGGCGCCAGTCGGCCGCCAGTGCCGATGCCACGCGCAGCCGATCGGCTGCGGCCGCTGCCGTCATCTTGGCCTCGTCGACCAGCCGCTGATCTCCGGCAGCGCGCGCCTCGCGCAGCTGCTCGGCGATTGCGGCGATGCCGGCGAACTCATAGATGCAGAGGGGGCGGGCAGCGTCCATCATTCATCCCTGGTGTTCAAGGTTGCCCGGTGCGCCTCGTAGTCTGCGCGGGTGGCCCACCAGCCCTCGACGTAATCGGGATCCAGCACCTCCAGGAGCTCGCCGAAATCTTCGGCGATGTTGTCGCCGTCCTCGCCGTCGACGCCCCAGCCCTGCGCCCCTTTGACCCACAGGTCGCCGTCGACCGTGAGCAGCACCTCGGGTGCCGGGTCGGCGGAGCATAGCTCCTGCCATTTCGCTTCCACGGCATCCTTGGCCGCGATGGCGGCGGACTCACGTTCCTCCTTCCGACGCTTCCGTTCGGCGATCTCCTCGCGCGCGAGCTCGATGCCGGCGGACAGGTTCGCCGCTATCTCGTCCTCGGTGACGAACATGTGGATTTCGAAGCAAGGGGTGCGCGGGCCGGAATGCAGGTCACCCGGCTTCGTCCTCTCACCGAGCCAGTCATTGGCATAATAGGCGCGGCCATCCATGCCGGGCATCTCGCTGAACTTCGGCACCGACAGGCGAGCCGCCCAGACGCGCCCCAAGCGGGCGATCGCCTGCGCCTCTTCCTGTTCCGGCGTCAGCTGCGGGCCGCCGTAGGACGTCTCGCGCTTTTCGGGCAGAACCTCCTTGCGGTGTTCGCGGGGCACGAAGAACCGCGTCCGGTCCCAACGCGCGACATAGGCAAGCGGGCTGCCGTCGTCGTCCTCGCCGATCGGCTCCTCCTGTCCGATCCCGACCACGATCTGTATGGGGACGTCGCGGTCCAAGGCGCGCTTCCAACAATCGTCGATGCCGACGTGCATGCCGAGATCGGCGTTCCATCCGCCGGTGATTGCAGCATGCGCGGCCGGCGCATCGACCTTGCCGTTGACCGTCAGATCGGCGGTGATGACCATGCCCGACACGCTGGGATATTCCCGCTGCGCCTGCGTCTGCACGTGCACGGCCTGCAGCTGCAGGCAGCGGTTCGCGATGTCGAGGGCCAGCTGACCGTTCGCCAGCTTACGCGGCGCGCCGTCGGCCGCAGTGGAGAACAGATCCTCCTCGTAGCCCCCGCCCTCGCGTTCGTATGTATCGCGATCGATGAACTGGAAGACGGTGCACGCCTCGGTGAGCTGTTCGGCGCCGTAAGCCGCGCGGATGTTCCAGAGGCTGTGACGCTGGTAGTTGTTGGGCCGGCACTCTCGCTTGAACACGCGCGACTGGAGCGCCTGGTCGGCGGTCTTGGCGTATTCCGTCGCCACCTCCAGGCTGATCTGCCCCTGCCGCAGGGCGTCGAGGATCTCGTCCGCCAGCCCGGCCAGCCGCAGGCGCTGCTTCACGTAGCGCTCGGTGAAGCCGAACTGTTTCGCCAGATCCGCCGGTGATCGGTTGCCCGGCGCCATCAGCGCCGCGAAGGCGACGAACTCGTCGGCCGGGTTCATGGCACGGCGGGCTAGGTTCTCCGACAGGGAGAGCTCGATCGCCTCCTCCTCCGGCCGGATAAGCACCGGCACGGGCCAGCTGTCCTTGATCGTCCCGCGCTCGCGCAGGAGATCGAGCGCCTGAAGGCGGCGACCGCCACCCACGATGTAGACGACCTGGGCGTCGATCGTGGTGGTGCCGGCGAAGCCGATCAGCGACTGCAGCAGCCCGTGCGCGGCGATATCGTCGGCGAGGCTCTCGACGTCGGCCGCGATGTCCGTCTTGCGAACGTTCTGCGGGGCGCGCTTCAGACGGCCATAAGGGACGGAAGTGATCGACGTCGGAGCCAGGCCAGCGGGTGCTGCTATCGCGGGTTTGTTTGCGCGAGGCTTCGAAGCCTTGGGCGCGATGTCTTTGGCTGCCGTCGCCATCACAGACCTCCCTTCGAGTTCGTGCTTTCGGGTAGGTTTGCAGAAGGTGCTACACCGGGTCGCATCGCAGTGTCCGCACCGGTGAGCGCAGCATGCCAGTTCGCCAGTGCCGCCGCGGTGCTGATAGTGTGGTGACGGGCCTTGTCTGCGTCGCCGGCGACCGCTGCAGCAGCCGCCTTCTGGGCGAGGTAGCCGATCAGCCAGAACCAGTCGAAGGGCGTCTTGCCGGCGTCGTTATCGGCCGCCCAGCGCTCGCGCTGATGTGTCGCCTCGAGCGGGACGCCGATCATGAAGTCGATCGTCTCCGGGGTGTTCACGAGCGCATCGAACGCAGCGCGTGCCATCGACTTGTACCAGCCGCGCGCGGCGTCGGGATCGTGATCCTCGAAATGCGCGGCGATGCAGGTGCCGCTCCCGCACTCGCCCTTCTCGGCCTCGTAGCCGCACTCCTCGTCCCAGATCAGCCCGTCCTTGGCCGCCATCCGTGCGGCAAGGGCTTCGACACGGTCGCACGTCGGTTTCTGTCCGCCCCGCGCGTTCAACGAGGAAGCCACGATGCGCTGGATCGTGGCAACGTCGTCGTCCGGCAGCTGGCGATCGACGTCGATGATCAGCAGGAGGCGCCCTGCGGCGTCGACGATCTCTCCATCCTCGCCGACCTTCACCGGCAGCGCCATCAGCAGTGGCGAAGGAACAGGAGTGGTCGCATCAGGCGCGGTGCGTATCCACACCGCCTCCTCGCCGATGGCTATCCGCGCGTCGGCGACCGTGACGAGGCGGGCCTCCGGGAAGCGACGAGCCGCCTTCTCGGCGCTGTCATAGGTCAAGATGAGATCGCCGGCCGTAGCCTGCTGAATCTCATGTCTGTCCTCCGCCTCCAGGACGCGGGCGCAGCCGTAATGCTCGGCAAACCGCTTGCCGTGAAACGTCTTGCCGCTGCCCATCGGACCATGAATGACGATCATCACAGCGCCCCCGCAAGCAGGGCCAAGGCTACCGGGAGGCCGACCCAGAGTCCGATCGCGATAAGGGCGATGACGCAGATGATGTCGAGCGTGCGCGACCAGAGCGCGAGGCGGCGCTCGCGGAGCACGCGTGGCGCCACCAGCCTGGTCGGGTGGATCAGACGGGGCGTCGGCGGCCGGTGGCCAAGGTGCTTGTAGAAGCTGGCGAGCGACGCGTCAGCCTGCTCGCGGCTCGGGATGTGTGGATGTTGCACGTCGTGCTCCCCAGAGCAGGATGCCCTGATGAACACTAAAACACCATAATGGTGCTGCCGTTGTCAACACCGTATTGGTGTTTACGAACCGCACGCCTGTAGAATCGTCACCCGGTCAGCCTCTGGCATGGCGATTTTCCAACTGATCATCCGCCCGTCGTAGGGTGGTTTGAACGACACGCTTTTCGCTTTCACAATCGCGACCGCCAGTGGACGGACCGGCTTGCGATCATGTGCGCTCCAACTGCTGCTCGGCTTGACCCCCCAGGCAAGTTCGGTTGCGGGCAACGCTTTACCATCGACGACGAAATGGCCCATTACGCCATGCAGCGGAGGTGGCTTGGTGATACCCTGAAGCGTATCAACGTAGATGCTCGCGCTCGTATCGGAGCAGCTGATTGATAGCGTCTCACCTGATGGCAGCTTTGTTGCCATTTGCTTTCCGGCGAGAAGCGCTTCTCCCACCACGGTTTGACCGTTTGCGGCTGTATCGAGGGCAGTGTTTTGCAGCCCTTCATTATTTTCGTTTGTTGATTTGGGTATGTCGCATCCACCAGCAGCTAAACAAATCGCGAACGCAAGAATAAGCCTCATGAAAGCAGATCTCCGAGCGTCATGACGCGATCAATTCGCACAATCTCTGTCGCGTCCAGGCGAAACGTGACCGGCGGATTAAACTGTTCAAGCTCAACCCAGTTATGTGCCCGCTTGACGAGCCGCTTGACCAAAACCGCACGCGCCCGTTGTCCGTCATCGTCCTCGCCTTGTGGCCGAAGATACACGACTACGTCATCCCCTATGCGCGGTGGGCGCCTCATCTCCGCTACAAGGGTCGCGCCCTCTGGGTAGACAGGCGTCATCGATGAGCCGTGCACGTATAGACCATAAACGTCGCTACGGCCGTTCAACATGACTGGCCGCTTAAGGTAGCCGACGACATCACCCGAATTTAACTCGGTTTGCTCAATTGCATCACCGTTGAAATATCGAGCAGCACCTAACGCCGTTCCGAATATCGGCAGATCGTCGTACATCCGTTCGAGCGAGGCACCCTCGTATTGAAATGGTGCTGCGTTTGACGGTACGCTTGCCGCGTAATTATCCGACGCACTGGCGCTGAAAATTGCCGCTTGATCTAAAAAGGTCGCACTCGGAACACCAAGCGCCGCTGCGGCACGCTCAAGCCATTCAGTCGAGAACTTCCGCTGCCCTTTCTCGAGGCGCTCGATTTGCTGAGTTGACGTATTCATTCGACGAGCCAGTTCAGGGCGTTTCCACCCTTCGCGCTCGCGCAGCGCTGCCATGATTTCCCCGGGTGTCACGAGGTCAACCTTGCACCGAAACGGTGGATTGCCTCCACCCTCCAAATTGGTGTTGACAACATGCCGCCGTGGACACCATTATGGTGCTGCAAAGGGAGTTTGGTGTGCTGCTCAAAGACTGGCTTTCCGCTGAACAGCTCTCGGTTAGCGAGTTTGCGGTTCGCATAGACCGAACCGCGGAAGCGGTCCGCCGCTACGTGACTGGCGAACGCATTCCTGACCGCGAGACCATGCCCAAAATCGCGGTGCAGACCAGCGGTGCCGTCACTGCGAATGATTTCTTTGGAATTGCCGACGCTGATCATGGCGATCAGTCTGAAGCATCGCTGATACCGGCGTCACACGGAAAGGCGGACCAAGTTTCCGCTTCGGTGGCCGCATGACGCGAACGCCAATCCGCCTGCCAAAAGCGAGCGCCTTGCTTCGCCAAGCCAACCCATTGTCCTGCCGCAACCTCCCGACGCTAATCAGCGCCGTTGCGGTGGCTGCATTCGACATCACCAAGCTGGCGGGCGATCGATGACCCCGGAGAAGGCGCTGCTGAAGCGCGCCACCGTCGAGATGGTACGGGGCGTCGGCGGTCTGGAGGCCGGCGCCGGTTTCACGCGCGTCGGCAAGTCCATGCTGGCTGACTACGGTTCGCCCAACAAGCCGGACTGCTTCGCACCCATCGACGTCGTCGCCGACCTGGAGCCGCTGTCTCGTGAGCGCACTGGCTGGCCGCATGTCACGCAGGCCCTGTGCAAGATGATGGGCGGTACGTTCGTGGCCGAGCCCGACGCGCCGGCCACCTCTGCCGATCTGCTGTCGCTGTGCGCGCTGCTGTCGGCTGAGTTCAATGATTCCGTCGCGGCGGTCTGCGCCGGCCTCGCCGATGGAGCCTGGTGCAGCAAGGACGGCGCCCGCCTTGGCGGCGAGCTCGACCAGTTGCTGCGCATCGTCGTCCAGATGCGGGCGGTCGCCCGTCATACCAGCGAAGGAGCCTCCGTATGAAGAAGCTGCACCTGCCGGCGCTGCCGAAGAACGAGGGGGCGCGTCTGCTCGCCCGGCGCATCCAGTCGGCATACCGCGGCAACCTGCCCTTCGCGTCGCACTGCATGCAGGTGTCGGTCACGACGCTGCAGGGTCTTGTCGACGGGACGATCGTCCCCGGCGAGGAGCTGGTCCGCGACATCGCGCGGGCGACGCAGGACGACATCGGCCGCCAGGACTGGCGTTCGCGTCCGGTCGGCGGTTGGTTCGACGCCGACGTCGCGGGGCGGAAGGCCGCCTGATGTTCAACGAGATCACGCACGAGGGTTTTCTCCCCGGCCTCGCGCGTGCCGGCGACGCGGTATCCCGCAGCCCCAAGACGCGTCCCGCGTCGCCGGATTATTCTGCGGTGCTGCATGGCTAGGCCCGCAGCCATCACCATGCACGACGCCGACGGGATCGTGTGTGCCGAGACGACGGCGCCGGTGCCCCCCGCCGTCGTCTCGGGTCCGATGTTCGACGAGTTCACCGGCCTGGTTGCCGGCGTCGAGCGGATCGACGCGTGGCTCGCGGTCGCGAAGCCCGGTGATCGCTTCGTCTACGCCAGCCGCTCCAGCCTGCCGCGCACGTCGGCGGGCGCCGCGCGCATGCGCGAACTCGGCAAGCGTGGCGTCGTTCTTCTGATCCAGGCGCGATCGTCGCTGGATCCGGCTCGTTTCAATTACACGGCGGTGCGCACGGCCGTCCCCATTCCGCTGCAGCGTCCCGAACGCCCTCGATTGAGCGTCACACGGCCGGTCGTGGCGCACGATGAGGCGGCGATGATCGACGCCTTGCTGCCGGTACTGGAGCGCTTCGCATCGAAGGGGCGCCCCTGCCCCACCGACAAACAGCTGGCCGAACGGGCCGGCATCGCGGCCGACGCCGTCCAGCCGACGCTGGATGCGATGGTCGCGACCCACCTGATCCGCATCCTGGGCGTGCGCGGCCCGACCAATCGACGGATCCTCATCCTTTCCACCGGCGCGATCACGGGACTTGCGGCATGACGGTAGACATCGAGCGCGACGCGCTTCTCTCGGCGCTCCAGCAGGTCAACGGGGTGATCGAGGCGCGCAACACCATCCCGGTGCTGAGCAATGTCCTGTTCGTTGCGGCGGATGGCAGCGCGACGATCACGGGAACCGATCTCGACATCGAGGCGAAGGCTGTGGCTCCTGCGGTCGGCGAGATGCGCATCACCTTCCCGGCGGACAAGATCCTGGCTGCGGCGAAGAGCTTCAAGCCTGGGCGGTTGACGATCGCGCCCGTCCCCGGCCGGTCGGCGGTGACCATCAAGCAGGGCCGCGGCGTCCGCACGATCTCGACGCTGTCGGCCGACGACTTTCCGGAGATGCCGGAGATGACCAACGGTGTGCGCTTCCGGCTTACGGGTGACGTTCTTGCCCGTCTCTTCGGATCTTGCCGGGTTGCCCAGTCGAGCGAGGAGGTCCGCTACTACCTGTGCGGCGTCTTTTTGCATTCGTGGGAGGACAAGCTGCGTGCCGTGGCAACAGATGGCCACCGTCTCGTTCGTGCCGAAGCCGATCTGCCGGAGGGCGCGGCAGAGATGCGAGACATCATCGTGCCGAGCAAGGCCGTCGGGCAGGTGCTGCAGCTGCTCGGCAAGGTCAGCGGCGAGGTCGACATTGCCGCCGACGACAGGGCGATCCGGTTCCGCCTCGGCACGTCGACGATCGTCAGCAAACTGATCGAAGGCACTTATCCGGATTACTCGCGGGTTATCCCCAATCAGGGCGCGCACGTCATCACCGTCGATCGCGAGCAGTTCCTCGCGCCGGTCGCGTCGGTCGCCGCCATCGTGAACGCCGAGGGTGACAAGATTAAGGTTCGCGCCGTGGCTTTCGACCTCGGCGACGGCGACGAAGCCCACGAGGTGAGCGCGAAGGATCAGACCGGCACAAGTGCGGTCGAGCCATTCGAGGCGTCCTACACCGGCCATCCCATCCGCTTCGGCATGAACAGCCAGTACGGCCGGGACGTCGTCGGGATCTTCGCCGAGGGCTCCGCCCTCACGATCTCGCTGCACGATCCCGCAGCAGCCATCCGCATCGTCTCCGACAAAGACCCCGACCTGATCGGGGTCGTCATGCCGATGCGCGTCTGAAGGAGCAAACTATGGCGACCGAGCACATCTGCGACGAATGCGGCGGCACGTCGGCCGATCTGGACGAGACCATTCTCCATGATCTCGTCGTCAGCATCGCGCGCGGCGAACGCGACGAAGCGCTGGCGAACATCAATCGCTTGGTGCGGGACCATCCGAACGCGGTCGCGCTGAGCGAACGCATCGCCATCGCTCGCGCGGCTGCCTGATCATGGGCGACGTCGTCGACATGGCTGCGGACCTGCAGGACGAGCACCTCGCGCTCAGCCTGCAGCGCGCGCGCGTGCCGATTCCGGAGGGCGTCGCCGGTGAATGTGAGCAGTGCTTCGAAGATAGCCCTCGCCTCGTCGGGGGGCGATGCGCCTTTTGCCGTGACGGTCGACGGCGACCCAGCAATCCGACCGGGCGGGCTCCCATGGATGCCCTCGAACCCATCCACCAGTCCGGCAGCGCTCACGCTGCCAGCCAGTCAGTCAGGGAAGAAACGCAGATGGGCAAGTCGATCACCTTCATCGCCGACGGCGACGTCCTCGCCGAGATCAAGCGGCGCACCGCCGATGGGACGTCGAATAATCGGGCAGCGCTCGACCTGCTGGAGGCCGGTCTGGCTGCGATCGCTGGCAATCAGTCCCGGTCGGAGGCGCAGACAATCGATCTGGCGACCGCGGACACCGCCGATCTGATCGGCGAAATTACTCGGCGCCTGGCGTCGGCGGCCGACACGGCGGCTATCCAAGCGGCAGAGGAACGGGCCGCCTCCGCGACGGCGCGGGCCGATGCGGCCGAAGCGCGCGCGGGAGCGGCCGAAATCAAGCTGGACGCTCTGCGGGCGGCGCTGGCCGCGTGAGACAGACGCTCGACACGCAGGTCGCTCTTGCCGTGGAGCAGCTGCTCGACGGTCGTGAGGAGGACGTCACCGTCGAGACGGTCCTGGATGCGCTGCCGAGCCATATCCGAGACGCACGCCCGTCGCGAAAGGCGATCGTGCGCGCGATCATGTGGGCAGGCTGGAAGACGTCCGCCACCCGCGCCGGCACCGCCATCTTCCGGCCGCCAGGCGCCCCCGACGAGGTGCCGGAGGGCGGGAACATCGCGGGTGAAGAGCTCCGCCTGCTGATCGAGCGAGTCGAGCGGCTGGAGGAGGAGAAGAAGGGCATCGCCGACGACGTCAAGGATGTCATGTCCGAAGCAAAGGGCCGCGGCTACGACCCGAAGGCCATCCGTAAGATACTCGCGATCCGGAAGAAGAAGAAGGACGAGTATCAGGAGGAGGAGGCGATCCTCGAAGTCTACATGCAAGCACTGGGGATGATCTGATGAGCAGCGTGAACAAGGTGATCCTCGTCGGTCATCTGGGCAAGGATCCGGAAAGCCGCAGTTTTCAGAGCGGCGGCAAGATCGTGAACATGAGCCTCGCGACGTCGGAGCGCTGGAAAGATCGTGGGTCGGGCGAGCCGCGCGAGCGGACCGAGTGGCACTCGATCGTCGTCATGAATGATGGCCTGGTGAAGGTCGCCGAGCAGTACCTGAAGAAGGGCGCCAAGGTGTACGTCGAGGGCCAGCTGCGCACGCGCAAATGGCAGGACCAGCAGGGCGTCGACCGCTATTCGACGGAGATTGTGCTGGGCGCGTTCAATTCCGCCCTGGTGCTGCTCGATCGTCGGGAGGCCGATCCCGGCCGACACGACTATTCGAGCTACGGCGAAAGCCGTGGCGGTGGCCGGTCCACCAGCGGCGGCACGCCGGCCGACGATCTGGACGACGACGTCCCCTTCTGACTCCGGGGCAACGCGCCGACGCGGGCCGGCGACGGTCGCCCGCCACCACTTCTGCCGGGGGCATAATCCGTGAGCGTATCCACAACGTTGCCGTCTCAGCTGGAGGCGGCACTCGACTTCGCGCGCCGTGGCTGGCCGGTGTTCCCGTGCTCGCCGCGCAACAAGCGCCCCCTGCTGGCGCGCGACGTCGATGGCGACGGCAAGCCGATCAAGGGGTCGGGCGGCGTCAGCAAGGCGACTGATGACGAGGAGCAGATCCGCGCATGGTGGCGCAAGTGGCCGAACGCCATGATCGGCGTCGCGGTCGGCCGTGCCGGCATGGTGGTGATCGACGTTGATCCACGCCGCGACCTGATCACCCCCGAGGTGGTCGATCCGGATACCGGTGAGGTGATCGCCGAGGCCGTCTACGAGGAATGGACGCTGGAGCGGCATCGGCTGGCGCTGGAGGAACTGATCGGCGGCCCGCTGCCCGTCAGCCTCGCCGTGCGCACCCCGTCGGGCGGCGTCCACATCTACTTCCTGATGCCCGAGGGCAAGCCGATCGGGAACAGCGGCAGCCTGCCCGATCACATCGACGTTCGCGGTCTCGGCGGCTACACGATCGTGCCGCCGTCCTTCTGCGAGGGCGACGAGAAGAACGCGCGCGGCGAATATCGCTGGTTGCGCGGGCAGGCGGATACGCCGATCGCGGCCCTGCCCGAGTCATTGGCCGACATCATGCGGCGGCCGAAGGTGCGCAGCGGCGATGCGCCCCCTGCCCCGCCCGCTCTGGGCGACGATCGACCGGTGTTTCAGGTCGACTTGGACGACGCACACCGCCGCTACGCCATGCATGCCCTCGATGCCGAGGTGCGCGAGCTCGCCGGCACGCCGAAGGGCGGCGGCCGTCACGGCGGCCGCAACCAGGGCGCCTATCATGCCGCCTTTAATCTCGGACAGTTCGTCGGCGCCGGCGCCCTGTCGGAGGCGGTGGTGCGCCACACGCTGCTCGACGTCGTGCGCGGCTTCGATCCCGCCGCCTATCAGACCCACGCAACGGCGATCGAGAACGGCATCGCGAACGGGATCGCCAAGCCTCGCGACCTCAGCGCCGTAGGCGCGCAACTTGCGCGCGGTCGCGCCAGCGGCCGCTCCGCATCCTCTTCGGCATCGGCGCCGCATGCGCCTCCCGATGAGGCCTATGCCGATGACATGGAGCGCCTTGCACCCGGACCCGACCGGGAGGGAGGGGTCGACCCCTTCCAGTCTGGAACCAGCAGCCCAGCGCCCGCCGCTAGGGGGTCTGGGGGGCGCATTGCGCCGGCTAAGGACGAAGCGCTGGATCGCCAATGCGCGTTGTATTCCACCACCGACCTCGGCAACGCAGAACGATTCCGGACGCGTCATGGATGGCGCTTCCGCTTCTGCAACGAACTCGGGTGGTTCGTCTGGGACGATCGGCGTTGGGAACTCCTGTCGGAGGAGAAGGACAAGATCCCGGGCAAGGTCAGCCTCGCCGTCTTCGATACCGTACGGTCAATCCGGCACGAGGCCGACCTTGTCGAGGCGAGCGGGCTGAAGGAGGATCTGCCGGACGACGCTAGCGAGGAGCAGCGCCGTGCGACGCTCAACTTCATCGTGCGCTGGAAGGGCAGCGGCGACAGCAAAGTCCCGATCTACTACAGCGACACGCTGCGTGATCACGCCAAGTCGAGCGAGGGATCGCAGCGCTTGGGCTGCATCGCGAACCTCGTGAAGTCGTTCGGCGACGTCGCGATCCGTGCCGACGCCATGGATGGTGACCGCATGGCGATCAACGTCACCAACGGGACGTTGCGTCTGACACGCGATGGGAAGCGGTGGGCGCTGGTCGAGGGCGCTTGGAAAGAGATCACGATCGGCGATCGATGGGGCCTCCGGCTCGATCGTCATCGTCCCGAGGATCTGATCAGCAAGATCGCCCACGTCGTGTTCGATCCTACGGCGAAGTCACCCGACTATGACGGCTTCCTCGCCGTGGTGCAGCCCGACGAGAAGATGCGGCGCTTCCTCCACCAGTGGGGCGGCCTCAGCCTCACCGGCGACATCAGCGAGCAGAAGCTGGCGTTCTACCACGGCAAGGGCCGCAACGGTAAGTCGACCCTCGTCGACGCGTGGAGTTACATCGCCGGCGACTATGGCGGGTCGGTCGCGATCGAGACGTTTCTCGACCAAGGCCGCGGCCGGAAGGGTGGCGAGGCGACGCCAGATCTCGCGCGCCTGCCCGGCATTCGCTTCCTACGGACGTCGGAGCCGGAGAAGGGCGCTAAGCTCGCCGAGGCGCTGATCAAGCTCATCACGGGCGGCGAGCTCATCGACGCACGACACCTCAACAAGGGCTTCTTCTCATTCCTGCCCTCTTTTAAGGTCACGATCTCGGGCAACCACAAGCCCAAGATCACTGGCCACGACGACGGCATCTGGCGCCGCGTAATGCTGGTGCCCTGGGAGGTGCAGATCCCGAAGGAGGAGGTCGACAAGGCGCTCCCGGATAAGCTGAAGATCGAGGCGTCGGGCATCTTCAACCGGCTGCTCGAAGGCCTGCTGGACTGGCGCGAGCATGGGCTTGTCGAGCCAGAGAGCGTGATCGCCGCCACGGCCAAGTATCGTGAGCAGAGCGACCAGCTCGGGCGGTTCCTGGACGAATGCACCAAGGCCGTGAGCGGCGCGCGATCGAAGTCGTCAACGCTGTTCCAACTGTTCACCGCCTGGTCGAAGGCCACCGGTTCGGCCGAGTGGCAGACGCAGGGCTTCAGCAAGGCGATGGAGGACCGCGGGTTCGAGAAGAAGACGTCCAACGGCGTCCAGTGGCTCGACATCGAGATGATTAAGACGCCCGACGACTATGCCGATGCGGATGCCGGCAGCCGCTCGCGCCGTGATCACGAAGATCCCGGACCCTACCCGGATGACGACGTGCCGTTGTGATTACCGAAATGGAAGGACACGTCCTTCCGCGTGGAAGTGCGATTGGAAGGATGAATACGGCGGTTTTCTGCGGGTTTGGAAGGGGTGGAATGGCTTTGCTTGGTCCTCCCGTCATATGCGCATGGGCGCGCATGCGCGCACACGAAAACACCCTCGTTTATCCTTCCAGTCCTTCCAAACCGGTCATCTGACCAAATGATCACCATCAACATTGGCGGAAATCCGCCATTTTCGACAGCGACAAGGACCGATGACATGGAAGGACGGACGATCGACACGCACACTCCAGTGGAAGGAGCCGTCCTTCCGGCGCGCGCTCTCACCTTCTGCGACGTCGAGGACCGGCTGGTTGAGGCGATGCTGACCTGCTGGCGCTATCCGGACCGCGAACGCGGCTGGCAGCGTATTCGCTCGGCATGGCCCGAGATCAGCCGCGACGTCTGGGCCGGGGACTATGACGCGCGTGGTGGCGAGGGCAGCAGCTCGGACGTGGCACTGCGCGCGGCCGCCCAGACGCGCGCCGAGGTGGCGGAAATGGATGAGGCGTTCGGCTGGCTCGACGCAATCTCGCCGGAGGATCGTAGGCTCGTCGGGCTAGCCATCGTGCAGCTGGCGCGCGGCAGGCGCGAGGTGTCGTGGATCAAGATGCTCGACCGGATCGGCATGGATCATGGCGCAGACGGTCTGCGCATGCGCTACGCCCGCGCGATCAACGCCATCTGCCTTCGCGAAAATGGCGCAAATGCTGGCCGAGGCGTGTCAATCCCGTAAATCGTGCGCCTCAAACATTTTCCCTGTTCGCCTGGATGACATTTTCGGCCTATTTGTGGTCACACTGGGATGGGCCTTCGGGTGCAGCACGGTGACATCCTCTCCCCTCGACGGGCGGCGCGACTTCGGTCTCGCCGCCCGTCGCCGTTTTGGATTCCTGCGCGTGGCCAAGCTGACCAGCCTACGGCCCCGCATCGGCGGCCTGCGGCCACGCCTCGCAAGCGTGCCGGTCAATCGCCAGTCGTTCGATCGGCAACGCGACCAGCGAGGCTGGCGCAGGTGGTACAAGACGACGCGCTGGCAGAAGCTACGCATGTCGATCCTGCTGCGTGATCTGTTTACCTGCCAATGGCCGGGCTGCGGTCGGGTCGAGGCGGAAACGTCGCAGCTGGTCGCAGATCACCGCCGCCCGCATCGCGGGGATGAAGCGCTGTTCTGGGACGAGCGCAACCTGTGGTGCCTGTGCAAGCGGTGCCACGACAGCGCGAAGCAACGCGAGGAGCGCCGCGGCGATCAGTGACCCCGGGGGGGGTGAAAAGTCTGGAAGGCCTTCGCCCACCAGACCGCATGTCCTCTCATCTGGAGATTTTATTTTGTCCGACGCGGATTTTTCGGGGGTCGATCTGTTCGGCGACCCGATCAGGCCGCGTCACGAAGGGCGTGGGCGACCGGAGCATGTCTGGACGCTCGAAAACTCGAACAAAGTGCTTTTGGCCTTCGCTCGCCGTTGTAGCGAGAAGGAGGCCGCAACTGCGATCGGGGTCTCCGTCCCCACGTTCCGGAAACATTATTTTGCAGAACGCGCCCAGCGCGAGGCGGCCGCGCTCCGGTTCGAAATGGTCCAGCTCGCCCGCCTGAACGAGAGCGCCAAGAACGGCAGTGTCGCCGCGGAGAAGGAGCTTGGTCGCCGGCTGGAGAAGGCGGCGCTGAAGCAACTGTCGGACAGCGTCATCGAGCGCCGGCAGGCGAAGCGAACGGCGCCGATCGGAAAGAAGGAGGCGGCGCGCGAGGCGGCGAAGGAGGCCGTTAAAAAGTTTCGGCCACGCGCCGGGCCTTCGCTGTTGAACTGACATGCCGCTGCCCGAATGGTCGACTGCCTGTCTCGATTGGGAGACGCGGATCATCGAGGGGCGCAGTCTGGTGCCACCTCCGCTGTTCCCCGCCGAAGCGGAAGCGGCGCTAGCAATCTTCAAGGATCTGCGCATCGTTGACGTGCCTGGGCAGCCGACGTTCGGGGAGGCGTGCGACGACTTCGTGTTCGACTTCGTCGCCGCGATCTTCGGCGCCTACGATGCCAGTCAGACGCGTCAGCTGATCAACGAATTCTTCCTGCTGATCAGCAAGAAGAACGCGAAGTCGACGATCGCGGCCGGGATCATGATCACGGCGCTGATCCTCAACTGGCGGCACTACAACGAGCTGCTGGTGCTGGCGCCGACCAAGGAGATCGCCAACAACGTCTTCACGCCCGCCATGGGCATGGTGAACGCCGACCCTGAGTTGAAGGCGCTGTTAAAGCCGATCGAGCACCTCCGCACGATCAAGCACATGGAGAACAATGCCGAGCTGAAGGTCGTCGCGGCCGACAGCGAGATCGTGGGCGGCAAGAAGGCCGGCTTCATCCTCGTCGAGGAGGTTTGGCTGTTTGGCAAGAACCCGAAGGCCGCCGCGATGTTGATGGAGGCGACGGGCGGCATGATCAGCCGCCCGGAGGGTTTCGTCGTCTATCTGTCGACGCATTCGGACGAGGCGCCACGGGGGGTCTTCAAGAAGCTGCTGGACCTGTTCCGCGGCATCCGCGACGGCACGATCGTCGACAAGCGCAAGCTCGGGATGCTGTACGAATATCCGGCCGCCATGATCGAAAGCCGGGCCTATCGCGATCCGGCGAACTTCTACGTCACCAACCCGAACATCGGCCGGTCGGTCGATGCCGAATGGCTCGCGGAGAAGCTGACCGAAGCCGAGCGGGCCGATACTGGCGAGTTACAGATCTTCCTTTCGAAGCATCTGAACATCGAGATCGGCACGAGATTGAGCCGCGACCGATGGACGGGAGCGCCGTTCTGGGATCGGGCGGCTGACACCAGCATCACGGTCGACGAGCTGATCCGGCGCTGCGAGGTGATCGTCGCCGGCATCGATGGCGGCGGCCTCGACGATCTTCTCGGCCTCTGCCTCATCGGGCGCGAGAAGGGATCGAAGCGATGGCTGGTCTGGTGCCACGCCTGGGCGTGGTCGGTAGTGTGGGATCGCCGACAGGACATCGCGACGAAGCTGAACGAGCTGATCGAGGAGGGCTCGCTCACCAGATGCGAAATGCCGGCCGAGCTCGATCCGATGCTCGATGAGCAGCCAGCCGACGCGGCGCCCGTCGTCGATGAGGAAGAGCTGACCGAAGATGTTCGCGGCGTCGTCGAAGTCCTGGTCAAGGTACGAGATGCCGGCCTCTTCCCGGATGACGAGGCGATCGGCCTAGACCCGATGGGGGTTGCTGCGATCGTCGACGAATTGACCAAGAACGGCTTTGACAGCGCGACGCAGCTCAAGGCGATCCCGCAGGGCTACAAGCTCAGCGCTGCGGTCAAAAGCTCCGCCCGTAAGCTCGCTGCAAAGACGATCCGTCATTTTGGCGCGAAGCTGATGCAATGGTGCGTCGGGAACGCAAAGATGGAGCCGCGCGGGGCAAGTGCTGTCGCCATCGTGAAAGCAGACGCCAGCGCGAAAATCGATCCGCTGGCGGCGTTCTTCAACGCCGTCACGCTCATGACCCTGAACCCGGAAGCAAAAGGAGGCGGCATGGATGAATATCTCGCCGCCCTCCGTGGGCGCGCCTGATGGAGATCGGTCGCAAGATGCGACGCGGCATGAAAATGCTGCTGTCGTTGCTCGATCCGCGCAGCTGGTCCGGCGTGCTGACCGAGACCAGCACGTCAGGCAAGACGGTCAACGCCGCCAACGCGTTGACCCTCTCGACGGTCTGGGCATGCACTCGCCTTGTCGCCGGCACCATCTCCTCGCTGCCGCTGATCGTCTACAAGGACGGTCCGAACGAGACCCGCAGCCGGTTCAAGGCGCATCCGCTCTACCAGCTGCTGCAATACAGCCCGAACGCCGATCAAACCGCGTTGGACCTCTGGCAGTTCATGTGTGTCAGCCTCGAACTGTGGGGCAACGCCTACGCGCGGATCGATCGTGGCGCCGGTAACCGTATCGTCGCGCTGACGCCGGTCCGCCCGGAACTGGTTAAGGTTCGGCGGGCGGACGACGGCTCGATCCGGTATCGCTATGTCGATGCTGGCAAGGCGATCGACATCGGCCAGGATGAGATGTTCCACATCCGCGGTTTCGGAGGTTCGCCGATGGGCGGTCTTTCCACGCTGTCCTTCGGCCGCCAGTCTTTCGGCCTCGCCCTCGCGACCGACGAGGCCGCGGCGCAGATCTATAAAAACGGACTGCGCCCCTCGGGCGTCCTGACCACCAAGGATCAGCGCACGCTCAGCAGAGAGCAGCGCGAGGATGTTTACAAATACGTCGTTGAGCCGATGGCGGGCGATAACAGCGGTCGCCCCCTCGTGCTTGAAGCCGGGCTGGAATGGAAGTCGATCCAGATGTCGTCGGCCGACGCCGAGGTCATCCAGAGCCGCCAGTTTTCGGTCGAGGACGGTTGCCGTTGGTTCGGCGTTCCGCCGCACATGGTCGGTCACACGACCAACACGACGAGCTGGGGCAGCGGTCTCGAACAGCAGACGATCGGCTTCCTAATCTTCACGCTGCGTGAGCGCCTCAAGCGGATCGAGCAGGCTATCATCAAGCAGCTGCTGACACCGGCAGAGCGTTTGACGATCACGGTCGAGTTCAACTTCGAGGGGCTGCTTCGCGCGGACAGTGCGGCTCGCGCCTCCTTCTATTCGCAGATGGTCCAGAACGGGATCATGACGCGCAACGAGGTTCGCCGCCTCGAAAACCTGCCGCCGCTGGATGGCGGCGACGATCTGACGATCCAGTCGAATATGATTCCGGCCAAGCAGCTTGGCGAGCTGACCAGCGCAGGCGGTGAAGCGGCGCGTCGCTCGATCATGGACTGGCTGTTCCCGGAGGGGATGCCGTCGCTGAAACAGAAGGAAGACGCGTAATGCTGATCCACCACAAGCACGGGCAGTTGAAGGTTCGCGACTTCAGTCTGTCGATCAAGGCCAGCGACGTTGCCGACGACGGCAGCTTCTCCGGCTACGGTTCCGTTTTCGGCGTCACGGACAGCTACGGCGAGATCGTGGCGCCTGGCGCATTCGCCGACAGCCTCGCCGACCTGAAGGTGAAGGGTCGCACCGTCCCGGTCCTGTGGCAGCATCGCTCGTCCGAACCGATCGGTGTCTATGATCTGCTAGAAGAGGACACCCGCGGCCTCAAGGTGAAGGGGCAGCTGATCATCGGTGACGGTACGCCCAAAAGCCCCGGGGTCCGCCAGGCACAGGAGGCGCATGCCCTGCTTAAAGCCGGTGCCGTCTCCGGTCTGTCGATCGGTTACTGGGTCCGCGAGGCCAGCTATGATGAAAAGACGGGTATCCGCACGCTGAAGAAGCTCGATCTCGTCGAGGTCAGCCTCGTCACGTTCCCAGCGAACGACGATGCACGGGTCGAGGCGGTCAAGTTCAAGCTGGAGCGTGGTCAGCTCCCAACGAAATCCGAGTTCGAGAAGGCACTGCGCGAGGCTTTTCCATTCTCGAAGTCGCAGGCCGCGGCGATCGCCAGCCACGGTCTAGACCATCTGCTCCGGAGCGAGTCCGCGGGCGCCGGCGATCTCAAATCCATTTCCGACGCCATCGCAGGCTTCAGCCTGCCCAAGTTCTAAAGGAACGCATCATGAAGCATCCGAACATCCTCGCCGCTTCGCCCGCGGCGGCCCTCGCCATGGTCACGCCGGCGTTCTGCCAGCCCGAATACGGCCGCAAGGACGGCGGTGGCAACGAGCCCGACATCAAGCAGCTGTCGCGCGACCTCAAGTCTGCCACCGACAAGGTGAAGGAATTCGCCGAAGACGCGAAGGGCCGGCTCGAAAAGGGCGAGGCCCTGAGCCTGAAGGCCAAGGAGGCCGCGGACGAGGCGCTGGTCAAGTTCAATGAGCTTTCGGCGACGATGACCGAGATCGAGCAGAAGCTCGCCCGGCGCGGCGGTGGCGAAGACACCGAGCGGAAGACCATGGGTCAGCGCTTCGTCGAAGACGAGGGCGTGAAGGGCTTCATGCAGCGTCCGCCGTCGAAGGGTGGCGTCAGCGTCGAGGTGAAGGCGATCACCAGCGTCACCACCGACACGGCCGGCGCGGCTGGCGATCTGATCGTTCCCGATCGGCAGGCGGGTATCGTTGCCGCGCCCGATCGCCGCATGACTGTCCGCGATCTTATCACGCCCGGTCGCACGAACTCGAACGCGATCCAGTACGTCCAGGAAACCGGCTTTGTGAACAACGCCGCGGCAGTCGCCGAAGGCGTGCTGAAGCCCGAGTCGAGCATGAAGTTCGACCTCAAGACGGTGCCGGTCGCGACGATCGCGCACTGGGTGCAGGCGTCGAAGCAGATCCTCGCCGATGCGCCGATGCTTGCCAGCTACATCGATGGCCGGCTCCGCTACGGACTCGCCTATGCCGAAGAGCTTCAGTTGCTCAAGGGTGACGGCACGGGATCGAACCTGCTGGGTCTGATCCCGCAGGCGACGGCCTATGCACCGCAGGGCGGTCTCGTGGCCACGACCATGATCGACCAGCTGCGCTATGCGATGCTGCAAGCGGTGCTCGCCGAATATCCGGCGACCGGTCATGTCCTCAACCCGATCGACTGGGCGCGCATCGAGACCAGCAAGGACGAGATGGGCCGCTACATCATCGGCGACGCGGCTGACGGCGCGCCGCCTCGCCTCTGGCGTCTTCCGGTGGTCGAGACGCCGGCGATGACGGTCGACAAATTCCTGACCGGGGCGTTCAAGCTCGCCGCACAGCTGTTCGATCGCGAAGACGCCAACGTCGAGATCTCGACGGAGGACCGCGACAACTTCGTCAAGAACATGGTCACGATCCGCGGTGAACAGCGCACCGGCCTGGCGGTCTACCGCCCCGAGGCACTGATCTACGGTGACTTCGGCAACGTCGCCTGATGACGGGAGGGCGGGAGCGATCCCGCCCGAACGGTGGCTGGCGTTCGCATCGCTGCGCAAGATTTGCCTGCGCCAGCCTCCCTTCGGTTTCCCCACCAGGAGCAGCACCATGAAGATCAAGGTCATCCGCGCCTATAGCGGTGAAGAGGGCGTCGGGCCCGACAAGGATGTCCGGGAAGGCTCCGAACATACGGTTACCCGCGCGCGTGGCAGCCAGCTGAAGGCCAACGGGCTCGTCGAAATTCTGTCGGACGACGACGACGACAGCGGCGAGCTGAAGACCGACGGTCCGACCGTCGGCGAATTCGTCGCCGCTGGATATACCGCCAAGAACTATCCGCCCGCAGGCTACGCCTCGCGGAGCACTGGCGAGGAAATCGCCGAAGCGATCAGGCAGCAGGAGAGCGCCCCGATGACGAACGAGACCGGCGGCACAAAGACCGTCACGCCGCCCGAGAACAAGAACGCGCCGGCGCCATCGAACAAGGCGGCGCCGACGCCGGCGAACAAGAGCGCCTGATCCGTGTACCCGCGCGTCATCGTCATCGAGCCGCCGCAGCCGATCATCACACTGGATGAAGCGAAGCAACAGTTGAAGGTGGATGCGGACGACGACGACGCGCTGATCGAGGTCTTCATCGCGGCGGCCACCGGACATATCGATGGCCCGGACGGCTGGCTCGGCCGCGCCATCGGTGTCCAGACGCTCGAAGCCGGGCTCGACGGCTTCGTCTACGATCCGATCCGGCTGCCCTATCCGCCGCTGATCGACCTGATCAGCATCCGGTACGAGGACGTGACCGGTACATGGCGGGATCTTGATCCGGCGACCTATGAGCTGCGCGACGGCGAAGTTGGCACCGCCTGGGGCAAGTCGTGGCCGAGCACTCGCGCTTATCGTGGCGCCAGCCGGTCCGTTCGCATCCGCTACCGAGGGGGCTACGAAGAGGTGCCGGCGCCGATCCGCGTCGCCCTCCTGATGCTGGTCGACGACCTCTATCGCAACCGCGGCAACGTGGGGGTTGGCACCGTCGGCGAGATCAAGATGCCGATGGCCTCGACCATGCTGCTCCAGCCGTTTCGTGTCTACGCCTGATGGCTGGCCTCGACACTGGCTCGCTGGATCGTCGGATCCGGATCGAGCGAGATGGTATGCCATCGCATGATGGCCTGCAAAATGTACCCGGGAAGCCCTTCGTGCTGGCCACGGTCTGGGCGCAGTATAAGCCTGCGCGCGGGCAGGAGCGTTTCGACCTCGCAACGCGCGAGGCCGAGATTCCGGTCGCCTTCATCATTCGATGGTCGCGGACGGTCGCCGACGTCGGCCCGGCCGATCGCGTCCGCTATCCTGCAAAGGACGACGGGCAGCTGTTCGATATCATCGCCGCCCCGCGTGAGATCGGCCGGCGCGATGGCCTCGAACTCAACTGCCGCGCGGTCAAGGCGGGCTGATGGCGGCGGGATCGTTCAAGTCGAGCGGGTTCCGGGAGCTCGACCGCAAATTCGCCCAGCTGGAGCGCGGCGCCACACCAGCGGAGAAGCGGCGCGCGCTGACCAAGGGCGCCACGATCATCGCTGACGAGGAGCGCCGCCTAATTCATTCCCGCAGCGGCGAGCTGGCTGGCAGTATCGTCGTCACCGCGGAGGCGGAAGGTCTGCCGAGCAACAGCGACACCATCTATCTTGGACCGTCGCTGCCGGACGGTTGGTATGGCCGCCTAGTCGAGGAAGGAACGCCGCACGCCGCTGCGCACCCGTTCGCCCGCCCCGCTGTCGATACCAAGGCTGACGTCGCGGCGGATGTCGTGGTGCAGGATCTGCTTGAAAGCGTGAAGAGGTCGGCTCGATGAGTTTCGAGATCGCGGTCGCCAAGCGCCTCCTCGACGATCCCGCAGCCGTGGCCAAGGTCATGACCCGCGTCGACTGGATGCGACGTCCTGGCCAGACGCTGCCCGCCTACACGTTGCAGATCGTAAGCGACTCTAGGCCGCAGCACTACAAGGGTTTCCAGGGTGTCCGCCAGACGCGCGTCCAGGTGGACTGCTGGGGCGCGACGTTCGCAGAAACTATCGCGCTGCGCGATATCGCCATCGCCGTCCTGACGCCCGCCGAAGAGGTCGCCGGCGTCCGGTTCGATCGTGCTTCGGTTCCGCTCATCCGGCCCGGGTTCGACGGCACCGGCACAGCGACCGACGGCCAGCCGCGCGGCGAGCTGTACCGCGAGATCATCGACTTCATTTTCCTCCACAACGGATAGCGCAAGGAGCATCCCATGGACGCAGACGGCAACAGCGAAGCGCAGTCGGGTTACGGCACCGGCTTCTTCCTCACTCCTCCCGGTGGGGCCAAGATCGAAATCGACGAGGTGACGAAGGTCCCGTTCGCCGAGGAATCGGCCGAAACCTTCGAGAAGACGCATTTCAAGTCGCCCGGGCGGCGCAAGGAATACGGTGTCGGGATGATCGAGCCGGGCGAGGACACGCTGGAGATCAACTACATCCCCGGCTCGCCGACGGACCTGGTGCTGCGTGCCGCCCATCAATCCGGCAAGCCACAAGCCTACGAGACCTATCTGCCGGCGCCTGAGGGCAAGTGGTGGAAGGTCTCGGGTTTCCTCATCGTCAAGTCGCGCAGCCGCGCGATCCCCATGAACGATCGCATGACACAGTCGATCGGCGTCCAATTCACCGGCGCAGCGGCTGAGGCCGAGGCCGCAGCCCAGCCGGTGATCGCCTGATGATCGGGGAACAGACGTTCGACGCCGCTGGGCAGCGCTGGACGCTGTTCCTCGGCAACGCCGCGCAGTGCGACGTCGAGGAGCATTACGGCAAAGGCTTCTTCGGCGTCGTCGCGGATGCGATCCCGGACATCGACCCGGAGACGGCATTCGCGATCGGCACCGCCATGTCGACCGGCAACCTCGATGGCCTGAGCCTCGCGGCGATCGCCAAGATGCAGGCCGCCATGAAGACCGTGCGGCTTTCTGTGCTGCGCGATCTCGCGTGGTTCGGGCTGCGCCGTCATCATCCCGATGTGACGCTCGACGACGTCAGCGACATCGCCGACGACCTTGGCCACGAGGCCTTCGGCGATATCATCGGCAAGGCGATCCGGGCCGCGCAGGGCAAGGGGGATGGCGATGACGATGCCGCCTTGGGAAAGTCCCCGACCCGCGCGAGCGGGCGGACTGGGAAGCGCTCGTCGGCGAGTGGACGCGCGCCGGCTTCGAAGCGGCGACCTTCTGGGACCAGAGCCCGGCCAGCTACGGAGCCGCGATCCGCGGACGCCTGAAGGCCCGCTCCGACGCATACGAGCAGACCCTGTTCGGTGCGTGGAAGGGCGAGTTCTTCGCCCGTGAGGAGCGTCTGCGTGGGTTCGGCCACTATCTGACCGCCCTGAAGGCGCCGGCCAAGAAGCAGGCCGTTCGTCAGACGCCTGCCGAGATGCTCGCCGCCTATGCATCGCGTGCGTCGTCGGGCGCGCCGATCAAGATCGAACTCGTCGACTTTCCAGGTCGTCCCCCGCGCGGGGCGGCCTGATCCATCAGGAGGCCAACGTGCAGGCATTGCTGGCATCGCTCGTCGTCTCGATGGGCGTGAAGGACGCTGCATACAAATCGGGGATGGCCGCCGCGCGTGCGGAGGCCAAAAAGACGCAGCAGGATTTTGACAAGTCGACCGATGGCATGGCCAACGCCGTCGAGCGCACCGCGAAACGCGTCAACGAGGCGGCGATCAAGATCGCCGATGCCGTTGCCCAGGCCGGGGCCAAGGTCCGGACGACGGGCCTCGCGCTAACGGCGGGGCTGACGCTCGGTCTCGGCGGCATGGCCAAGGTCTCGAAGGACGCCGCCTCCGATTTTCAGGCCTCCATGAACGGAGTCCGTGCCGCGTTGCTCAGTGCCTCGCCCGAGCAGCTCGACAAGCTGCGTGCCGCGGCCCTTTCAATGGGGCCGCCGGTCGGCCGCAGCGCGACTGAGGCTGCCGGCGCGATCGAGGCGCTCGCGAAGAACGGCATGAGCGCGGCCGATATCCTCGCTGGCGGGCTTCGCAGCGCGCTGACGCTGGCAGTCGTCGGGCAGACCGATCTCAACGTCGCGGCCGATGCGACGACCGACATCATCCAGCAGTTCGGAAAGTCGGCCGGCGATCTGCCCCAGATCGTCAACAAGATCACTGGCGCGCTCGACGTGTCGAAGATGGGCATGGACGACTATCGTCTCGCCATCGGTCAGGTCGGCGGTGTCGCGGGCGGCCTCGGCTACAGCTTCGACGACATGAATACGGCGCTCGCGGCCACCGCATCCTACTTCCAGTCGGGATCGGACGCGGGCACCTCGTTCAAAACCTTCCTGACGACGCTGAACCCGCAGTCGAAGGACGCCGAACGGGTGCTGACCAAGCTCGGTGTCATCACCAAGGAGAACGGCAACGCGTTCTTTACCGCCGCGGGCCAAGCCAAGCCGCTGGCCGAGATCGCCGAGGTGCTGCGCGAAAAATTCGGCAAGCTGAGCGATCGTTCGTTGCAGGACGCGATGACGACCGCCTTCGGGACCGATGCCATGCGCACCGGCATCGCGCTGATGAAGGAGGGTGCGGCAGGAATCGACGAGGTCCGCGCGAGCATCGACAAGGTGACGGCAGGCCAGAAGATGGCCGTGCTGCTCGACGGCGAGGCTGCAGCGACCCAACGGTTGGCTGGCGCTTGGGAGCAACTGAAAATCGCCGTCGGCGATGCCGGTCTCCTCCAGGCGTTCACGCTGATCAAGAACACCGCGGCGTCCGTCATCGGCGCGATCGCTGGCGCGCCGCCTTGGTTCCTGAAGCTGGGTGTCGCGGTCGGCGCCGTTGCTGCCGCGACTGGCCCGATGATCCTCGTCGTGCTGACGCTCGCCAAGGTCGCGCTGCCACTGCTGTTGCTCCGGCTGGGGCCGGTCGCGCTCGGCTTCGCTGCATTGATCAATCCCGTTGGGGTCGTCATTCGTCTCCTGGGCCAGCTCGCGCTTCAGGCAGGGGCGTCGGCTATGCTGCAGGCACTCGGCACCCGTCTGCTGGCGCTGGCTGGCCCGATCGGCCTGGCCGTGAGCCTGCTCACCATCTTTGCGCCGTTGCTGTTCAAGACGGCGGAGGCATCGCAAGCGGCCCGTGATGCGGCGCAGAAACTCGGGGACGCGAACGGCGCGGCGACGGAGACGGCCACCCGCCTTGCGACCGCGACCGGCAAGGCGCGGGACGAGGTCCTGTCGAAGGCGAAGGCTGATCGCGCCGGCGCTGCCGCGGCGATCGCCATCGCGCGTGCGAACCTCGTCGCTGCGCGGGCCGAGCTGGCGCGTGCGCAGGCGCAGGCGCCGAAATCGGGATCGAAGACGGGCACGGCGCTCGACCTGCTCGCCGTGGGAGGCTTCGACCCGACGCTGCGCCTGCCGCGTCAGGGGCGCGTCGAGGATGCCCGCGTCGAGGTCGCTCAGCGCGCGGCAAACGCCAAGGCGGCGGAGGACAACTTCCGCATCCTCGATGACGCGATCAACGGCGCGGAGGCGGCGGGCAAGGTCGCGAAGATCGACATGAGCTTCGGCGATCCCAAGAAGACGCCAAAGGGACGGAAGGGACGTGACGAGGCCAAGGACGAGGCGAACTACCTCGACGAGCTCGGCCGCTCGCGTGTCGATCGCCTGCAGGCTGAAGCCGACCTCACCGGCAACGCCCGGGCAAGATACCGGGCCGACATGGCCGGCCTCGACGAGGAGCGCGCATCGTATGTTCGTCAGACCGCGGTGGACAAGGGTCTCGATGACGCCGAGCGAGCGAAGCTGATCGCGGCGAAGGATCAGGTGATCGAGCGGCGCCGCGACGTCGCTCAACAGGCGCTCACCGTCGCCCTCGCCCAAGAGGACTATGATCTTGCGAAGGCGAAGAACGACGCCGCGCAGGAGGATGTCCGTGCCTCCATCGATGCCGCGGACAGCGTGGCTGCGCGCCGGGACGGCGAACTGCGGCTGCTCGAATTGCAGCGGCAGCAGGAGGAGGCGGATCTCGAACTCATCCTCGCGACCAAGGCAACAGGGTCGGCGGAATGGAGCAACGCCGCGGCTCGCAAGGCGGCGCTCGACGGGGTCTATGCGCAGCGACGGGCGGCCACGCTCCGAAGCAATGAGACGTCCGACCAGACGTACATGCGGCAGCTCAACATGTCCGGCGATGCCATCCGGGAAAGCATCGGCGATGCAGGCGTGTCGGCACTCCGTGGCCTCAACACCGAGCTGTCCGACGCAATCCTCGGCGCGAAGAGTCTCGGCGATGCATTTGCGAACATGGGCAAGCGCATCGTCGGATCGCTGCTCGACATCGCGATCCAGCAGACGCTGATCAAGCCGTTGGCCACCAGCCTCTTCGGCGAGTCGGGTGGTGGCGGCATCTTCGGATCGATCGGAAACTTCTTCGCCACGAAGTTCGGCGGATCTCGCAAGACGGGCGGCGGCATCTCTGCCGGCAAATGGTACAACGTCGGCGAGAACGGGCCTGAGCGGTTCTATCCCGGCATCAGCGGAACGATCGTGTCGAACGACGGCCGCGGATCAGGCCCTGCGGCCAGCGGCATCGCCCGTATCGTTCCGTCGCCCTACTTCGATGCGGTCGTTGATGGTCGTGTCGTTCGGGGCGCCGTCCCGATCGCGCAGGCGACGTCGGCCGACGGCATGGAACGCGTCGGGCGCGCCAATGGCTGGCGTGCACGCCAGACGGTGTCCTGATGTCGGTGATCGATCTCCCGCCCTGGGCGGTACCGAACGGGGCCAGCCCGTCATTCCTGGACTTCGGGGGCGTTCTTCGGCCGTCGACGGGGGCAGAGCTCCTGCGCGTCGATCGGCTAGGCTCGCGCTACAGGGTGGCGCTGAGCTTCCCGCCGTTCGACGACGTCGCACAGGGGCGGATCATCGTCTCGCGTCTTATCCGTGCGAAGCGGATGGGATTGCGGACGGAATATCCGCTCGTCTGCCCGCAGCCCTTGCAGGACGCGATCGTCGATGGCGCAGGTCAGGCGGGAACGTCGCTCGCAGTTCGCGGGCTGAGCGCGGGCATGGCGGTTCGCGAGGGGTTCTGGCTGAGCGTGGTCCGCTCGACGGGGCAGCACTTCCTGCACAATGTCGCGGGCGAGGTGATCGCCGATGATAACGGGCGTGCGCTGCTGCCGTTGTCGGAGATGCTACGCCGACCTTTCGGCGATGGCGACAGGGTCAAACTCGTCAAGCCGATGATCGAGGGCATCGTCGACGGCGATGCGCAGGCGTGGAGCCTATCGGTCGAACATCATGTCAGCATTGAATTCACGGTTGAGGAGGTTGCCTGATGGAGCGCATTCTGCTCGCTGGTCTGATGAAGGCGGAGCTGCCTGGTCATACGATCCTGCTCTGCGACGGCGGCTTCGTGCCGTGGGCAGGCGACATCTACATGAGCGCCGACGAGACGTTCGGAACGATCGACCGATTCGAGCCGCCTGAAGAAGGCGTCGGGGACATCGTGCCGGGCGGCACCCTTACGATGCTCCCGAACGGTTCGTCGTCTGCGATCGCGCTGTCCCGCCCAGATTTTCAGGGCTCGCGCATCCGGTTCTGGGTGGCGGAGATCGTCGAATCCACAGGACAGGTGGTCGGCGAGCCGGACCTCCAGGCGGATTGGCAGCTCGACCGGACGACCTTGCGCTCCAAGCGGGGTGCGAAGACGCTCGACGTCGATATGGTCAGTCGCGCGCAGCGGCTTCTGGCGAAGGTCGAGGGTGTCGTGCTGTCGAGCGCCTCGCACTCGTCGATCTTCCCGGGCGAGCGGGGGTTCGACAACGGCATTGGGCTCTCTCCGGATTTCGCGTGGGGCGTTGCGTCCCCTCCGCGCGGCGTGGTTGCGAGCGGCACCGTTGGTTGATCTGGCCGCACGCGTGCTCGCCACCGAGCAAGTCGTCGCCCGTTTCAGGAATCGCCCGTTCGGCTGGGCGACCCGGCGGACCTGCATCCACCTCGCTCGCGCGCAGGGCCGCGCACTTGGCCATCGCCTGCCTGCGATCCCGGACTTCCGGTCGCCTCGTGGCGCGCGCACCGCGCTGCGATCGCAGGGGTGCGAAACACTGGACCAGCTATTGGACAAGCTGTTTCCGCGGATCGCGCCACTGTCCGCCTGGGTCGGCGATCTCGTCGTGATGGCTGGCAGCGACGGGTTCGATGGTATCGGCATCGTCGCCGGCGGCAAGATCCTCGGCTATCACGAGGATCACCTCGCCGATGGCCTCGTTAACATCGTCCCGGTCGGAGCGGACGCTTTCATCGGAGCGTGGCGTCTATGAGCGGGATCGCGCGCAAGGTCGCGCTCGTCGCCGGCGTCGTGGCGATCGCGGCGGTGACGGCAGGCGCTGGTCTGGGGCTGGCCGGGTTCGCGCCTGGGCTCGGCATCGCCGGCGTCGGTAGCTTTACCGCCATCGCGAGCACGGCTGCTACCATCAGCGGCATTGCCAGCTTCGCGGCCAATGGGCTGGCAAAGCCGCCCCCTGCGCGAGGATCGGTCACCAGCACGAGCATCGGCACCGATCTGCCGCCGCCCTATCTCATCGGGGAAACCTATTACGGCGGCAGCCGCCAGCATCAGACGGGCTACGGTCCGACCATCGACAAGGTGCCGAACCCCTATGCGTTGATCGTCGACGTCTATTCGGGCGCGGGTCCGGTCGAAGGTCTCGTCGATTGTCAGGCGGACTTCGTCAGCCTCGGCGTCCCGCCGGGCGGTGGAGCGGCGAGCGGCTACGCTGGCGGCTTCCTCTGGGCAGCCGTCCAGCGCGGGGCCGTGCCTGAGAATGCCGCGCTGACGCCGCATTGGGCTGGAGCACCCGGTTGGGGCGCGGACTATCGCCTTTCGGGCTATGCTGCGATCGCCTGGTCGCTGTTGTTCGATCGGAAGGGCAAGGTCTTCGCCAGCGGCGTTCCCCAGCTCGGCGCGGTGTGGCGCGGGCAGCGGGCGTGGGATCCGCGACAGGATTCGTCGCTGCCCGGTGGACAAGGCCCGCACCGGTGGGCTTCGCCATCTGACACTGCCGCGCACGATGCCGCGCGAGCCACCTGGACCTATAACGAATGTCCCGGGCTCCAAGCGCTACGCTACGCTTTGGGCGCCTGGCACCGCGATCCGCGGGTCGCTGGCTCGACCTATCAGAAGGTCGCCGGAATTGGTCTGCCGATCGCGGGCATCATCGTCGAGGACTTCGTCCATCTGGCCAACGTATGCGATGCCAACGGCTGGAAGACGGGGGGCATGTTGTTCGAGCCGACGATCGGCGCTGCATCCTCACGGTGGCAGAACCTCAAGGACATCCTCGCCGCGGGGGGTGCCGAGCCGTGTTTCCGCTCTGGTCGCCTGGGCCTCAAGCTTAGCGCCCCGCGCATCGCGCTGGATACGATCACGCGCGAAGACGTGGCGGATGACGAGATCGTCGTCTGCAGCGGCGCCGGCTGGGAGGACCGGCTCAACACGCTGATCCCGAAGTATCGGTCGCGCGACCACAAATGGGAATACGTTGCGAGCACCACGAAGGTCAGCGTTGCCTCGCAGGTAGCGATCGATGGGGAGGTCAAGCAGACCGAGCGGCAGTTCAACCTCGTGCAGCAAGGTCAGCAGGCGGCCCAGCTGTGCGCATACGAATTGATCGACCGCCGCGAGCTTGGCGAGATCGAGATCGTCGTCAAGCCTCGCCTCCGGAAGTATGGGCCGGGCGATCTGCTGATCGTCGATCTGCCGGACGATGGATTGGCGGAACAGCCATGCGTGATCCTGAAGCGGCTGCCGATGCCCGATCGCATGGCGTGGAAGTTCACGCTGCGAAGTGAGACGCCCGGTAAGCATGCCTTTGCGCTGGGGCAGACCGCAGTCGCGCCTCCCGTCCCGATGCTGCGCTCGACCGCCGATCTGGACGGCGTCGCTGCACCGGTTGAAAGCGCTTCCGGTCTTCAGCTCGCCATCGCAACGTCCTTCCCGATTGGCCTCTCGATCACGGCCGCTGCGGACGGCAGCATCACGATCAGCGACCACACGCGCCGCTACACTGACGGGCACCCGGATGTCGCAGTCGCCGGCACGGCGATCGCCAGCGGTCTCGCTGCCGGCGACTTCCGCGCCATCGGCTATGACGATCCCGACCGCCTGGGCGGCGCGGTAACTTACCTCCTCGATGCCGACGACATCAACGCGCGCGCATCGCCCGATCATCCGGGCCGCCACTACCTCGGCTACGCGATCATCCCGACCGCAGGCTCCCCGCCCTCCAATGGTGGCGGGGCGACGCCGCCCGGCGGCAACTGCCCGACCGTCGACACACCGATCCTGATGGCGGACATGACCGAGAAGCCTGCGGGCGAAATCACCGTCGGCGATCGCGTCTGGACGCGCCACGAAGCGACGCTGGCGTGGGGCTTCTTCCCGGTCGAGACGGTAGAGCTCGTCGACAGCGAGGACGTCTGGTCGGCCACGATCGGCGGCAAGGCGCTGCGCGCGACTGGTGACCACCGGGTCTACGTCGGCGAGTGGGTGGCGATGCGCGACGTGCCCGGCGCGTTGCTGGCCGCGGGCGTGCATCAGGTCGTGAAGATGACCGTCACCACGGCGCACACCTACGTCTCGAACGGCATCCTCAGCCACAACATCAAGGCGACGCAGCCCGACGCATAGCACCTCCGCGTCTACGTTTCAGGCGCGCGTCCTCGATCTGACCCAAAAACTTCCTCGGGCGAGATAGCCCAAGAGACCTTAATCTCCGGAGACCCTTATGGCCCCGATCACGGCGCAGCTGGATCTGTCGATCTGGCGCAACGACGAAGTATGCGAATTCAAGCTGCTGGTCCGCGGCGTCGATCTGACCAACGTCGAGCTGCGGGGCCAGGTCAGGATGGCCCCGGATACGCCCGGTGCAGCATTGGTCGACCTGTATACCGTGCAGAACGGAAACGCCGAGGGCATTCGCCTGGCCGGCGTCACGACGACCGACGGCGTGCCGACCAGTGACGTTCGGATCCGGATCAACAAAAGCACCCGGGCAGCTCTGCCTTACTCGGGCGAGCTCGGCGACCCGACGAAGCTCGTCTGGGTTCTGGCTTGGGGCGGAGTGACACGCGTCGTCGGTGACTTTTACGTCCTCGCCCATGCGCTTGCCAGCGACAGCGCGCCGACCAATCGGCCATTGGGTGCCGGCTATGGCACGCGAGTTGCGATGCCGTTCGCCAGCGCTACGCTGACGATCGCAGAAGACCAGGGCGCCACGATCAACATTGAAGGCATCGATACGATCGCGCCGCTGCTGGCTGCATCTAAGGCTGCGGTCGATCAGGCGATCGCGGCCATGGCCAACGCGCGACCGACTACGCTTGCGAACGCCACGCGCGGCAGGATCATCTTCGCCAATGGCAGCAGCTATTTCAACGGCGCGGCCGGCCAATCGGGCGCGATCAAGATCGGGCTGCCCACAGGCATCGACGCGCGCGAGGTCACCGCGCGCGTTCTCGTCCGCGACCATTATGGTAGTCTGATCTTTCATCTCGCGGGCCGCAACGACGGGGCGTGGAATTATCCGACTGCGCGCGTCGAGGGCCAGCACCAGATTCTTGCCGAGCACCCGGTGCGCTTCGGCAATGACGGTACGCGCGATTGCATCTGGATCGGCAATGTCGGCTATAGCTACTGGGACAGCCTCACCGTTGAGGTTCTGGAGGCGACGTTCACCGGTGGCCCCGTCACCGAAGCATGGATGGCGGAATGGTCGGTCGGTCTCACGACGACGATCGAGAATGTCTACGTCGGGCCGATCGCCACCTATCTGCCGATCACCAGTCAGCATGTGAAGATCGACACGGGTCGCGTTGCGCTGTCGATCGGCATGGGATCGGGAAGCGGCACAGCGCCTTCGAACTACAATCACATCATCAGCCATTTCGGCGGGGGCCTGCTGACCAGCGGGTTCAATCTGACTGGCCTGGGCCTACAGGTGTTCGCTGACGCGACGATCGCCGAGGCGTGTACCGCTATGGGTACGCAGGCGCTCCAGCATGTCGTCGACGGTCGCCATCACTGTGCCTACGGTATCCACGCCTTGCTCTCGCAAAAGGGCGGGATTGGCATGGTCGCAATGGGCGCCGGCGCGATGGAATATTCCGTCGATGCCAGCGAATCGACGGCTGTCGGCGAATATTCCGGGCGCGATAACCAGCACAGCCGCTGCGACTTCTTCGGTCAGCGCGCCGGCCTGTACGGGGCGACGGCAGACGACCAGATGTGGCTCGGCTCAATCCCGGATGCCAATGGCAACGCCAATGCCGATGCGCTTATCCGCGGAGACAAGGCTGCGCTGACCGTACAAATCAACGGCGCATTGTCGAGCCGAGGGCTCAACCCCGCTAACGACAATGCGTTCTCCCTCGGTACTGCCAGCCTGCGCTTCTCGGCCATTTTCGTTGCATCCGGTCAGATCAGCACGTCTGACGAGCGTCAGAAGACTGATATCGGGGACATCCCCGATGCGTGGCTTGATGCTTGGGGAGAAGCCGTGTGGTGCCGGTACAAGTTTGTCGGCGGTAGCCGCTGGCACCTCGGCCTTGTCGCGCAGCGTGTTCATGCGGCCTTTGCTGGCCACGGAATCGATGCGTTCGAAATTGGCCTACTTTGCTATGATCAGTGGACGGAAGAGACAGCGCCGATCATGCGCAAACGCAAGGTCAAGGTGAAGAGGAGCCGGCCGCGTCGACAGGCGGACGGCTCAGTCCGCCTGATCGTAACGGGCAAGGATGCGGACGGACGCCCGATCATTGGCCCCGAAACGGAAAGCTACACCGACACGATTGAGCGCATGGTTCCGACCGGTAAGACCAAGGTCGTCCGCAAGGCGGGCGATATGTGGGGTCTGCGGTACGACGAGTGCTTCGGCTTGGAGGCGGCTTTCCAGCGACGCGAACTTTTCCGCGAACGGTTGCGGAATGATCGACTGGAGGAGAGGCTTCGCATTATCGAGGCGAGATTAGCGACCTGAGCCGCCGCTCGCCCGTTAACCGTTATTCAGCCGCACTCCGCCTCAAAGCGCGCTCGGACTGGATCATAGCCAGCATCGCGCGACAGTCGCGGATCGACGACGCGGTGATGCGGGACGGCGAAAAGCTGTTGAAGCTGCATCAAGAACCGTTCGAGCAT